TTGTGCAGGCGTACAAGGTGGTCACCGCATACGTGCCAGCAGACGACCAGGCCGTGGTGGTGGGCGAGGAGAACTACGGGACGCTGCCGATCGTGCCCATGTGGGCGTGCAGGCTGAAGCAGTCCACGCTCATCGGCATGCGTGCGCACATCGACGCCTACGACCTCATAAAGTCTGGCTTCGCCAACGACGTGCAGGACTGCGCCACGGTCTACTGGATTGTGCGCAACGCGGGCGGCATGACGGACTCCGACCTCGCCGAGTTCCGCGACCGACTGAAGCTGGAGCACATCGCCAAGGTGGACGGCACGGACGGGGCCGAGGCGGTGCCTTACACTCAGGAGATACCTACGCAGGCGAGGACAGCGCTCCTGAAGGAGCTGAGGGACGGCATATACGAGGACTTCGGGGCGCTGGACGTGCACACCGTTTCCGCTGGGGCGACCAACGACCACATCGACGCGGCCTACCAGCCCTTGGACGAGAACGCCTCCGACTTCGAGTACTGGGTGAGCGAGTGCATCGTGCAGCTCCTGAGGCTCCAGGGCGTCGAGGACAGGCCAGTATTCACCAGGAACCGCATCTCCAACCAGCGCGAGCAGGTGGAGATGGTCGTGCAGGAGGCGCAGTGGCTCGACACGGCCACAATCCTGCACAAGCTCCCGAACATACGCCCAGACGAGGTGCAGGCGATCCTGGAGGCCATGGAAGGCGAGGATATCGGGCGGTTCGGCATCGGGCAGGAGCCGCAGCCGTTCGAGCCTAGCGAGTAGCCGTGGCGTACAAGCTGATCGGAAAACTCGGAAGCGGCAAGTTCGCCATCGTCAAGGGCGACGACGGCAAGTACTACGTCGTCGACTTCGATACATCGACGACGATCGTGACCTCCGCGACGAAAGACGGCGCATATGCGTGGGCAAACATGCTCGAAAACGGCGATCTCGACGCGGCGTTCTTCGAGGACACGGGAATCGGCGTCAAGAAGAAGGTCGACCTGTCAGGCTCGCAAGGGCCAAAGAAGCCGAAAGACGCGGCTGGCGACGGCAAGTTCAGCGTGGTCAAGGTCTTCGACGACGACGGAAACGGCGAGTACGCGCTCCTGAAGAAGGACGGCAAGTACCACGTGGTCGACGTCGCGAAGTCGCAGACGCTCTACTTCACGAAAGACGACGTGACCGCCGAGCAGGTTGCAATAGACCTGAGCAAGGGGTACATCCCGCCGTCCGACTTAGAGGGCCTGGACGGCTACAAGGTGAAGATCGAGCTTCCCGACGAGCTGAAGAAGGCGAAGCCGACCATAAAGGCGGCAGGCGACGCCAAGCTGAAGGTCGTGAAGAACTTCGACGCGTTCTCAGTGGTGAAGGACCCGACGATCGGCAAGTTCTACCTCGTCGACGTCGCGAACTCCAGCGTCGTGCTAAGTTCGTGGTCGGCCAGCACAGCAAAGTACTACGGCGAGATGCTCCAGAACGGCTCGATGACCGCCGAGAAGATCGGGGCCAGCAAGTACACGAAGGACTACCTCACCCCCATAGACATGCCGAAGTCGCTGAAGGCCAAGCAGGCGCAGCTCGCGAAGCAGGCGACCTACGAGGCTGCGACTGGCAAGCCGATAGGCAGCACGGCCCCGTCTGTCGTCGACGTGATCGACAAGGGGCCGTTCAAGGTGGTGGAGCTGAGCGACGGCACCTACGGCGTGCTCGTCGAGTCCACTGGCGAGAGCAAGCTCGGCCTGAAGACCAAGGGCGGGGCCACGCAATCTGGCAAGAGCCTCGTGAAGAAACACGCGGCGTCTGTGCTCTCGCAGCGGGGAATCGACCCAGGGGACGACGCAACCGATACGCTGCTCGGGCTGTACGAGTCGAGGGTGCGCGAGATGTACGCGCAGGCCGCGATGGAGATGGCGGACAAGGAGGCGGCGTACCTGGAGAGGTTCGCCAAGAAGGACGCGGAGATGGCCGCGAAGCAGCAGGCTGGCGAGATCACCGCGAAGGAGCTGAAGAGCTGGCGCAGCTCGCAGGCGCTGATCGCCGCCCAGAACGCGAACATGGCCGAGGCCCTTGCCGCGGACCTGGCGAACGCCGACGCGAAGGCCATGCAGATGCTCAACGGCTACATGCCGCAGGCATACGCCGAGAACTACAACTACGCGACCTTCCAGATAGAGAAGGCCGCGAACGCCTCCACATCCTTCTCGCTGTACAACCAGGACGCCATCATGAGGCTGGCAAAGAACCCAGACGAGGCGCTGCTGCCGCCAGCGAGGGACGTCCCGAAGGACATGGCCTGGTGCAGGGAGAAGGTGTCGTCGTGCATCGCCCAGAGCATCCTCCAGGGGGACTCCGTGCCGCAGGCGGCAGAGAGGCTGCGGTCGGTGGTGGGGATGGGCGCGAACTCGGCCGTCAGGGCCGCCAGGACGGCTCTCACGGGCGCTTCCAACCTAGGCAGGCTGGATGCTGGCAAGCGTGCGAAGGCGATGGGCATCGAGCTGGAGAAGCAGTGGGTCGCGACCGTCGACAACCGCACCCGCCACACCCACCGCCAGATCGACAGGGAGACGGTGGAGCTGGAGGAGAAGTTCTCCAACGGCTGCGAGTACCCAGGCGACCCGACCGCGCCAGGTGCAGAGGTGTGGAACTGCCGATGCGCCATGAGGTTCGTGCTGCCAGGGCACGAGTACGACGACCTCCCAGAGAAGTCCAGGGAGGGCCTGGAGTACGAGGAGTGGAAGAACGCCAAGCTGGCCGAGCAGGAGGCCCAAATCGCCAAGTACCAGGCGCAGCTCGACAAGATAGAAGCCGAGAAGAACAAGGTCAAGTCTGTCCTCCCAGAGGACAAGTCCTACGCCAAGGGCGAGCTGCTGAAGCACCCGACATCGCTGAGCAAGTGGGGCCAGGAGAAGGCGGCGATCGCCGATTCCAAGGCGTATTGCGAGAAGAAGCTGCACGAGTCCGAGACGAAGGCGCTCACGGCGCACGGGTCAGACAAGGCATACCACGCGAAGAAGGCCAAGCACTACGAGGACAAGCTGGCGGCGCTGGAGAAGTTCGACAGGGACGGCAGGGCGTACCACGAGGCGCACGAGGCCGTGAAGGGCCAGCTCGAAGCGCTGGACGACCAGGCGAAGAAGATCGGCGCGAAGATACAGAAGGCGAAGGGCGTCAACTCGTTCTCGGCCGAACGGCTCGCCGCTGGCAGGAAGTTCTCCAGCAGCCACGAGGCCGATGCAGCGTTGAGGAGCATAAGCGGCAACGCATGGAAGCAGGCCACGGCGGCGGAGAGACGAGCCATCAACACGTACACTGGCAACTCATACGACGAGTTCAACATTCCGCTGAACGGCTACAAGGGGAGCTACCGAAACTTTGTGGGCCTGGACAAGGTCGATATCGACGACCTCGGCAGGGGCCAGATGACCAGGGACATGACGCGGATAATCGAGAAGTCTATAATGGAGGAGGATATCTGGGTGAAGCGAGGCGTCGGCACGCGCACCATGAACACCTTCTTCGGACTGGACCCGCAGACGGACATAACGTCGCTCTCGGACGCCGAGCTGAAGTCGTTCATAGGCATGTCCAACCGCATCGGCTCGTTCCAGTCGTGCGGGACCACATTCAGCACGGGATTCACCACCAAACCAGTCATGTTGGAGGTATTCGTGCCGAAGGGGGCCGAGGCGATGTACGTCGAGCCTATATCCAGGTTCGGCGACGGAGACGGCATAAAGTGGAACGGCGTGTCGAAGCAGAGGTACTTCAGCGGCGAGCTGGAGACAATCCTCCAGAGGGGCGGCTCGTACACGTGCATCGACTTCAAGCGCGTGAACGGCAAGCCGACGTTCGTGCTGGAGGTCCACCCAGAGGACGGGTACTGGAAGTTCCAGCAGTAGGAGGGGAAGATGGACAAGGAAGCGGCGCTGGACGCCAGGATAAACAGCGACGACCCGATAGGGTGCTCTGGGCGCAACCCGAGATGGTGCATGACGTGCGCCCACTCGAACGGCGAGCCTCCATGGGCCGACTCGCCGATGAAGAGCTACTGCGTCATGTACCCGAGGGAGGAGGGGCTGAGGAAGCCTGCGCCCGTGTACTACGAGGGCGAGGAGTGCGAGTTCTACCGAGAGGAGCATGGATGGCGATAGACAAGCATGCGTTCGCCGAGGACACGGCGTGGATCGAGGTCGTGGAGGACAACACGGCCAAGGTGCTGAAGGAGTTCCCGACGGCCATAAACAGGGCGCTGGAGAAGATAGGCATCCTGGCGGAGGGCCACGTCGTCGGCTACATGACGAGGCACCACATCGTCGACACTGGCCGCCTGCGCAACTCCATCTCCCACACGATACAGGGCAAGGACGCCATCGTCGGGACCAACGTGCCATACGGGATCTACGTCCACGAGGGCACCTACAAGATGAAGGGCAGGCCGTACCTGAAGCAGCCCGTCCAGTCGCACAGCAGCGAGTACCGCAAGGCGCTGGAGTCCGAGCTGAAGAAGTCGTGACGCATGCCCCATGATGGTAGGGCGGCGTCTCTCCTTTCTCTCCACGCCGCACGGGCCACCTTCGGGTGGCCTTTTTCTTAGCTTCCTTAGATTACCTATTGACAAACATAAATAAATATGTATAATAGAGTCATAAGGAAAAGGGAAACGGCGAGAACCACACCGAACCTGGCACTGGCGCAAAGCCCTGGGAGCGGAGCTTGGAAAGCCGAAACCGAGGAGAACGGAGAGAGAAATGACCAAGGCGATGAAGACGAGGGACGCGAAGGGTTACGCATATCTGATTGCCAATGTCGAGCAGTTTGGGAACGAGGTTGTTCGCGTTATCCAGGGCGGCAAGA